TTAGGCTTAAGCGGCTTCTGGTCAGCGCCAGGCTTCAGGTTATTCGCTGCGGATTTCTTAGGCATAAAGTTTAGTCCTGGTAATTGCTCCAATCGGTTCGGATAACGCGCGATTGCGGCTGGCCGTAAACCCCAGGGTTAAGAAGTTGCAGCGCATACATCGCTTCGGCAAGCCGATCGCGGGCGGGCATCGTTACCTGCTTACCGACCGAACTGCCGCTGTCAGAGTAGTTCGTCATAACTACGCCGCTGGTAACTTCGGCCAAAGCCTTCGCTTTGATTGCCAAAAGTTCCGCTTCAGTAAGCCCGATGAATACGCCGCTGATTGCCATATGATTGCGGGCCAGGTCAAATAATTGGGCGGCTGCTGGCCCAGCCCACAACCCAGGCGATCGACCAGCGCCCAGAAACTAAACCAGCAGCCGTTAACTTTGCGTTGTGCGTCAACTGTTCCCATTGTCAACGGCAGGCTGCGCCGCGATCGCGTCAGGCGTTTCAGTCGCTTCGCGTCCGATTACTCCCCAGCGAACCGCCAGGATCAGACTCATAACCGCGCAATCGAAGGCGTGATTACCGATCTGCCTATTCGCTTCGGGGAAAATCCAGATAGGTTTACCGCTGCGGCTGTCAGTTGTCCTGACTTCGCTGGTTAATTGTTTTACATATTCTTCGGGGACATCGCGCGCGTATGTATGCAGGCGGCGGTTGCGCAGGCCCGCTAGGAAATCCTTTGCAGCCAAGTTCGCGAATACGATCAGTTCAGCGCGCTCCCTCAAGCCAGGGACAATAATCCTTTGCTTATCAGAATAGAACCTGCGGGTAGTTTTACCCTGCCCATCGCTAACCGCGAAATCATTCTGGCCCGAACCGCGTAGCGCCTTCCAGCCGCGCTTCGCCGTTTGCGCGTAAACTTCCTGCGTATTGTCCCCGCTATCCGCGCCGACAAGCGCGCGCGAAACCTGATGGGCCTTAGCCAGATCGTCTAGGCCGTTCCAGGTATCTACCTTGCCGAACCAGCGCAGGCGGCTGCTGCCGTTCCTGGCCCAACTGCGAACTTCAGCCCAGAAGAAACCGCGCTGACAATCGATAGCCAGCGTTCGGAACGGAACGGAATGTTCAGGGATTCCCAGGCTGCTATCGGTGATCTTCGCGTTCGGGGTAATCCAGGCTTCGGCCTGCCAGGTATCAGCCAGGCCGTAATCGCCCGCTTCGACCAGCGCAGCCATAGCGCCGCCTTCTTCGGCCCAAGGCTGCGCCAAACGCTTTTGTTTCCAGATGCGGCGCGGTTCTTCATCGCCGTAGGCATCGAAGGCTTCCTTCGCTTTTAGCATCTTCGCGCCTTCCTTTCCAAACGAAGAATTGATCAGGCAGTTCCAATGCAGCCCGACAGTTCCCCAGGTAGTTGCCTTGCCCGTAGCCTTGAATCCAGCGCCGCGCTTAGGATCGTTCGCTTCGGCCCGAACGCCTGGGCTGTCCTTCATCCTAACGCGACAGTTGCAGCATTCATAAGTTGTCCCCGCTTCTACCTTCTGCAAATCCCAGATTCCGTTAACCTTCGCATCTTCTGGATAACGGACAAACTCCCAGCGCCAGGGTTGCAAATGCCCGCAGGCAACGCAGGCCATATGCCATTCGCGCCGATCGCTGCCGTTGTATAGCGCGCTAAACTCATCGTTAACCCTGCCGCCCTGGCCCATATAGATTGCGCGGCCCAGCCAGCCGAAAGCCTGAAGGCGCGCAGCCGCTTCGGCCAGGTGGCCGCGTGGCGCAAGCCAGGCTTCATCGACTATGATCGTGCCAAGCGAAAGCCGCTGCAGATTGTTTTCGTTCCAGATACCGCGACAGTAAACAGTTACGCCGTTCTTGAAATCGGCGGTCGTTGACTTGTCGTTATCCCCATCGGATAGCAGCGCCTTAACGGGCGGGCAGTTGTTCCACAATGGGCGAACATTGCGCAGGAAAAAATCCTTCGCTTCGGGGTCGTTAGCCTGCAGGGTCATTAGGGGTCGCGGCGCGTTGACGATCTGCCAGGCCATATAGACGCGCTGCAGCAGGGATTTGCCTGATTGCGTAGCAGCCTGGATTACGGCTACTTTGGTTTCAGGGTCGCAAAGGATACGCAGCGCTTCGGCCAGCCAGGGAGTTCGCGCCAGGGACAGCCGACCGCGAACGGGCGAATCGGGAACTTCCAGGATATTCGCTTCGGCCCAATCAACGGGATCGCCTGAGTAGTTCGGGCGAATGACCGCCTGCGCGGCGGCGAGTATTGCGTTCTTCTGTTCGTTCATCGGCGGCGCGGCTTATGCAGCCGATCTAGATCAGCCTTGCGGAAATGCTGCGCTGGCTTCGTGCAGCCGATGTTCGCGGCGATGCGGAACATTCGCGGCTTAAGTTTATGCCGCTGCGCCATAAGATAAACCGCCTGGACAGTCAGGCCTGCGCGGTTGGCATAGTCGCGCATTGAAACCCAACCCTTCGGGATTCGGTCGATGCCTTCTGACTGCATCGCCTGGCGCGCAACCAGCGGATCGGTAAAGCGCCGATGGGGGCGGTAGATGTAGGCCAGCCCGTGTTTGCCGTTATCGTGCAGCGTATGGATAACCTGGCGTTCCATATAACCGCGATCGAACAACCGCTTCGCTAGGTTGCTGGCTGCGTTCAAGGTAAGCAGCCGATAGATGCGCCGCAATTCGTTCAGGTCGAACCAGCCTGGCGGCTTCTGGTCTTTGCCGTTCAGCGCAGCCAGCAGGATAGTTAGGCCTTTGGTCATTTGCGCTTCGGTTGCCATAGTTTAATATCGGTTTGAAAGAACCAGCGATCGCCGACCTTGTGGCATAGCCAAATCTTCCAATCGTTTCCCTGAACCCAGCCCGCAACCCAGCCGCTACCCCAGCGGCTAGTTCCCAGCCTGGCCGTAGCATAGCCAGGTTCTTTATCGCATAGGCAGCCAGCGCTGAACGCCTGCCCGCCTTTGTCGCGCTGCAGCGCTACGGATTCTAAGCGATGTATATGCCCGCAAACAAAAGCGCCGCCAGCCTGCGCGTAATGCTGGCCCTGTTGTTCGACCGCGCGCTGCCCGTGTGCGTAGCCGTGAACCAGCGCGATCGGCCCTAGCCTGAACACGCCGCGCGCGTAATGATACGGCAGGATTTTCTTAGCGCCTGCCTGGCGCGCTTCGCGGTTGATGCGGTCTTTGATATCCTGGCAGTAGTCGCGGATCAGCGCGCTGCTGCTGCTGGCAATCAGCCGATCCAGGCGATGCTCGTGATTACCCCAAAGATAAACATCGGGCTTATACGCGCGCAGAAACTCAATTCCGCTTTCTAGATCGGCAGCCAGGCTTTCGCCGCTTTCGGCATCGCCCGAACCAATGCCTTGCCGCAACGCGCGCAGGTCGAAGCAATCGCCCAAATGTATTTTGATATCTGGGGAATAGGCATCGCAGTAGGCCAGCAGCGCGGCGATACTTTCCGCGTCCCCGTGATCGCCGTGATTGTCCCCGCAGGCAACGAACTTGATTAGTTTAGGCTTCATCGGTTTTCCCTTCCAGGTAATCGCATCGGTTCTGCAGTTGTTCTATTTGTTCTTGCAGTTGTTCGTTCGGAATAATGGTAAGGGTGCAGAAATCGGTTAGCCTATTTACCTCGGCTTTAAGCCGCGCGTTTTCTTCCTGCAGTTTGGTAATCTCAGCGTTGCAGGCGGCAACCGCCTGGTCGGCGATGCGTAATGGAATCATTTGTTCGCTCATAAAGTTTGCTTCGATAGTTCAACGCGGACGCGCAGCGCCCAGGCTTCCAGAACCTTGATCGCGGTTTCGGGCCGATCGCCGTTGCAGGCTTCGGCGCAATCAAGCGGCAACTTATCCAGGCGCGCGATTACCTTCGCTGTCCAATCGCTGATAACTGTTTCGGCTTCGGATAGTTTGATATAGGTTCGGGCTTCCAAAGCGCGCCTGACTTCCTCGGCTTCCAGGGCGATCAGGGTCTTAAGCGCAGAGTTATATGCCGACTGCAGGCGCGCCTGATTGCTATCGCCCTGTTCGATCGCGGCCAGATAGACATCGCGCGCCCGCTGGACTAATCGCCGATGCTGTTCCAGCGCGCCGCCCAGGCTGTTATCGGTCAGGCCTTCGATATTGTCAGGCCGCGCGGCAGGGATCGGCGCGGGCTTCGTTCGGCCCGCAGCCCGTTCGGCGCGCCAGGCCTTCGCCGCTTCAACGCTAGTGTTAGGCATTCCTTCCTGCGCTAACTTTGCTACATAACCTTTGGATAGGTTCAGCGCGGCGGCTAACTGCTTCTGCGTTACCCTGGTCGGTTGATCGGTCATAGTTGGTATCGGCCAGATATAATAGTTTTCAGTTGCGGCTTAACCTGGATTCGCGCGCCTGGATCGGCAGCCCGTAGCCTTCCTGGCGGTTTCGGCAAAGCGATTTGCGATTTTTGCCCGTGGTGCGTGGCCCACGAACGCCCTGGGGGCGGGGTAAAAGATTCCTTAGCGGCCCGCTTAGGATTAGGATTTTTTTCTATAATATTCCGCGCCCAATCGGCGCAGCGATCGCCTGGCTTCGGCTGCATCTTTACGCGCGTAAGAATGCCAGGCGCTACCCTGCTGGCCCGTAGTAGAATCTTCTTCGCGCGAATGCTTATAGCCTGCTTAGTCAGTTTCATTCGGCGGGCTAATTCGGTTTGCTGCGGTGCATCGGGTAATCCCAGGACGATCCTGATAAGATCGAAATGATTAACTACTGCCGCTTCGTCAGAAGCGCCCAGCATAGCCAGGCAGTCCGCGATAACTTCCTGCATTCGTTCTAGGCTAACCCAGGTATCGCTTTCGATCTGCGGTTCGGCGCGCCTAGGATCATCGCCGTTCCATTGTTCCGAATTGTCATAGATCGGGAACGAATGCCTGGGCAGTCCCATTTCGCGATAAGGCCCAGCGCCGCGCTTTCGATACTCAGCCTGCTTCTTCTTCGGCAAGGCAGCGAACCAGCGATCGAACGCCGCTTCTTCGGCGCGGCCTTCGCGCAGCGGCGGCGGGCTAGGTTGCTGGTCAGGCATAGGGTTATTAACAACGGGTAAAGGCTTCTATCAAACTAACTTTATCCAAAGGTTTAACCGCGATTCAAAGCGCAGCAGGCCATAACGAACGGCATAGGTTCGCAGCCGCTTAAGCCTGGCTGGAGTAGGTTCAAGGTTCGCGGCAGCCAGGGCTAAGGAAAATAGTTCTTTTGATTGGCTGCTGGTAAAGCCTTCAGGGAGGTTAACCAGGATAGCCTTTATGCGATCGATGCGCGCTGCCTTGGCTTCCTGCCTGCGCCGATTGATGCGCGCCAGGTTGGCCGCCATTGTCGGCTTATGATCGCGCCAGGCCTTGCGCCATTTAGCGGCCTTAGTAATCGCCCGCTTGTTGAATCTTTTAGTTCCCATAATCAGGCGGCGCGCGGGGTAGCGGTTAGGGGTGAAATCCCCTTTGTAGCGTCAGCGTAAAACAAAGGGGTAAATCCCCTAACAATACCCTTTAGGGTATTACGATTGTGCCAGGGTAAAGGCAGGCCCAGATCGGCAGGCCGCCAGAAGCCCGCCAGGGCGGTCAGGGCAGGGAAGGTATAGGCCAGCCCGTCCAAAGGCCGCCACGGGCCGCCCAGGCTATCAGGACAGGCTGCCAGGCTATACATCGTCAGAGGTAGGCAAGGGGTCGTTATTCCGTTCCCAGCATATCTGCCCGCGAACCTTGCTATGCCTGATGCGCAGGCTGTCGGTAAAGCGGCCCTGGCTGTCCTGCATACCTGCCCGCGTTCCGCGCTTGCCCAACTTCAGAACGAAATGAGGCAGATCGTTATCTTCGCGGCGAAGGATCGCGGTCGATCTGAACCAATTAGCAAGTTCTGAACTCCCCGTAAAATCGTATGTAGAAGTTATGCTGCCTTGTTCTTCCTTCTTCTTCGGCGGCTTGTTCTGGTGATGAACCGCGATAAGCGCGCAGCCCGTTCGCATTAGGCAAGGCTGCAGGATATGGCGCAGGAAATGGCTGCAGAACTCCTGCTTTGAAACATCGCCGCCCGCAAAGCCTAGCAAGGGGTCAACGAAAGCCAGATCGCAGTTATGCCTGGTAATCAGTTCTTCCAGGGTTTGCCCGAAGGCTTCGCCCGTCTTGACCGCTTCGCGGTAGATAAAGATTTGTTCGGTTAGGCGGGCGCGTTCGCTGGCCGATAGGTTAAGCGCGGCGCAGCAATCAGTCCATTGTTCGCTTAAATCGCCCAGGTCGTTTTCGCTTTGAAGGATCAGGATACGCAGCGGCTTAACGGGTTTCATTCCCCATAGGTCGAAGCCTAGCGCCCAGCGAATTGCCATAGTCGTTACCAGGGTTGACTTGCCGCAGCCAGCCTGGCCTGAGAATAGCAGGCTGCCGCCCTTACATAGCCAGCGCTTGCCGATCAGGTTGTTCGGATCGTTGTTTCGGTCGAAGGTTTCCAGGTCGGCAAGTTCCATTCTTTGCTCCCCATCCTTCGGCGCGTAAGCCTGCAGGGCGGCCTTAGCCTGGGCGGCGAATGACGCGGCAAGTTCGTTCGGTTTGAACGCGCCAGATTGCGCGCGCTGAATGGTAGCCTGGGCGATGCCGATCAGCAGGCGGGCCTGGTGCGCTTCGCTGACGATCGCCGCCGATGCGCGCAGGTTAGGGGAAGGCGCGAATAGCGCGCCCGTTAGTTCGTTGATGTAGGCCAGGCCGCCAGCCTGTTCGATAACTCCCTGATTGCGCAGGTAGTTCGCTACTGTGATTTCGTCAGGCAGCGCGCCTTCGGTATCGACCGCCTGGATAGCGTTCCAGATCAGTTGATGTTTCGGTTCGTAGAAACAGGCAGGCGATAGGCCTAGTTCGGCGCAGGCCTTAAGGCTTGGCTTAGTGGTATCGGAATCGACCAGGATAGACGCGATCAGGTTGCGTTCAGCGTCAGGGTCAAAGGGAAGGGTCAGCGGTTGGGCTGGCATAGGGTCGATAGATTGGGCGGCTGGTTGTGGCAGCCTGGGGTTGTGTTAGGGTTAGGGGTTGCGGGCAATCAGATAAGCATAAGGGAAGCCAGGCCGCGCCCGTGGCGCTTAATGGCATCGGCGCTGCCAGGCTTCCAGCGGCTGCGGTCAGTCCAGCCGATCGATGAGGTAGCCGAACGAACCAGCAGCAGGTCGAAGTTCGTTTGTTCTTCTTCGTTCGCGGCTTCGATGCCGTCAGTATAGATTAGCAGGGTATAAAGCGGAACGCCGCGCAGGGCGGCCCAATCGGCGCAGCGCTGCAGTTCATTTGAATAACGAACATCGGTGATAATTACAGTCTTACCCTGCGAAAGCGGCGCGCATATGCTATCTAGGGCAAGTTCAACGAAACAGTCCTGACGGATCGCGCGGCAGGTTTTACCTAGTTCGACCAGCAGCGCGCGGTTCGCTACCTTAAAGGCTTCATCTTGAAAGCCTGGGAACTTAACGCCTGGCCCGATAATATCGCGTATAGCCTGGTCGGCCTTGCGCTTCAGCGGTTCGGCGAACGAAACCTTAACCGCGCCATTGATAGCGCCAGCCTGCAGCCCGTCAGCCAGGGTATCTTTGCCAGCGCGGGCGAAGCCGCAGACCAGGATCAGGGCGGGCCTGATCTGGTCGGCGTTCTTCGGCAGTTCGGTATCCACGATTAGAACGGCGGGTTAGAATCGTCAGCGAAGCCGATTTCAGGCTGGGCTGCGGGCGCGGCCTTGGGCTTCGGCTGCCAGGCTGGCGGCTGGCCTTCCTGCAGGGAAGCGAAGCGGCTAACCTTCCGAACGATATGCTCGCTGCCGTCCTTCCACACTTCGTTAACTTCGATCACATCGATCGCGATAACCTTGCCTTCGGCCTGGCCGATAAATGCAGCGAAGCCGTCCCGATCCTTCGGCGGCAGGCCGCCGCGCTTACCCGTAGCGGTATTGACGAACGCAGCGGCGCGCTTCAAAGCGCCTTCGGTCGAAGCATAGAACAGTTCGTTAATCTTCTGGCTGTCATTCGTAACCAGGAGAACGCGAATCTTAACATCGCCCTTCGCGGTAACTCCGATATCATCTTCGCGCAGTTTGCAGACGCGGACAGTATAGCGCCCAGGCTGGGCGATCGGCATAAGTTTCTGCTTATTGTTTTCGGTAGTCATATGTTTTAGGAATAAGGGTTAAGCGAAGGTAATGCCGCTATCTGCCTGGCTGCCGCCTAGGGCGCGCGGCTGAAGGGTAACGATCTGCTTCGGGTAAAGCGGGTAATGATTCATTTCGCGGGCCGCGTTGTAGGCTTCGATTGCCTGCTGCAGCAGAACGCCGCCTTCGGCGATCAGTTCGCGCGACAATTCAAATGTAGCGGTCGCGTAAGGGTTGGCCTTTTCGACAAAGACCAGGCGAAAACCTGCGGGCCGTTCGCCGAAAACAAGTTTGTAAATCAACTGATAGAACGCGGCCTGCAAGTGATAGCCCCTTGCATAGATTTCGCGCAGGATATTCTGCGGCGTTGCGTAACCCGTGAAGGTTTTCAGGTCGTAGATAAAAGAATCTGCGCCGATCATATCGATCTGAGATTTCAGCGGGGTAGCGCCATAGTCGGCGGTCAGGCAAAGTTCGGTTGCCAGCGGCTTAACCTGCCAATGGGCAAGTTCGGCCTTCAGCGCGTTAGCATAGGCCAACGATTCCAGGTATTCATCGCGGTCGGCAACGATCTTCCCAGCAGCCTGGGAATCAAAGGCCTGCCAGAACTGCAGCGCTTCGATATGTTCGGGCTTCGGCTTCTTCGCGGCGGCCTGCTTTTCGGTCGGGCGCTTCGGCGCATCTTCGGGTTCGCAGATCACCAGGGCGGCGAACTCATCGGGCTGCAGGGCCGCCATATGGGTAAGCCGACCGATACGCAGCGCGGCGGTATCTTTGCGCGGGTTGGTCAGTTCGGCCAGGTAATGACCTGGTGAATGAAGGATAGCCTTGCAGCCGCTTTGGTTAAGCGCGGGCTTATGGGCATCGTATTGTTCGCGCGACCAGGTAGCGGTCGGCAGGGCGGCGATCTGTTCTTTAGTGATGGGCATCGGGTTGTTTGTTTTGGGTTATGGGAAAGGGTTAGAAGCGCGGCGGCTTGTGCGGGGAGTATGGTTTAAAATCGTGGAAATTAAGAACCAGCCAGAAGGAAACTATAGAGTAACGGAAGGCCTTATGATTGTGCTTAGTCCAGGCCGCCAGGTTGTCTTTGAACGAAGCCAAGGTTTCGCCGCTGGCTTCCAGGCTTACATCGGTGGAATCGATCAGCGCGTATAGGGCGAACTTGGCTGCGCCGTTCTTATGCTGCGCGTAATGCTGGCGGGTAACTACCTTGGGGATCGCGGGGAACTCAGGCATATCAGTCGCGATAGTGGTCGTTAGTAACGATTCCCTGGTTAAGAAACCAGCGGCAAACGCTGATAGGGGTCGCGCCGATCTGGGCGGCTATCTGTTTGTATGTCATTCCAGATTTACGCAGGGTAGGGAGAACCTTTGCCCAGGTTGTCTTATCAACGCGCGGGCGCTTATAACTGTTATAAATCGCGATGCCCAGCAGGTCGGCCCAGGTCGCGGCGGTTTCGCGGGTAACGCCTAGGCGCGCGGCGATATCGGGAAGGTTCAGGCGTTCGCGATCGTTCAGGCGCTCCAGGTCGGCGCGGACTGCGATCAGCCTGGTATGCAGGCTGCGGCTTACCTTATGCCCGCTGGGCAGGGTAATCATTTCGCGCGGGCGGCGCGGCTTCTTCGGTTCGGTTGGCATCGGGTAGGTTGTGCGGGTTGGTATTTATTCAGGGAGAAAAGGAACTGCCAGCGCGCGCGATCGGCTTCGCGGCCTTGGGCGGTTCGGTTAAGTTCGTAAGGCGTTTGCTGCTTAAGGCCAGGTCGGGCGCGGGCTTCGGTTGATTTGCTCAAGTTGCGGAAGGGTTGAAGCGGGAAACCTTGGCTTCGCGCTGGGCCTTGCGGAACTGACGGCCCGACAGGTTAAGCGCCTTGCGGATATGGCGGGCCTTAACCTGGGCATCGATCAGAACGGCGGCAGCGGTTCGGCGCGCAGGGTCGGCGTTCTTCGTCAGGCTCATTAGTTCCTGGATCGGCGGGCAGGCGTTCAACTTCGGGTTATGCTTAGGCATCGCGGTTAGGCGTTCGGGGTTTCAAGTTGGGCGCGGATAGCGTCAACGAAAGTTTGCAGCATTCGGCCCTGATGCAGCGCCGCGATCTTCGCTTCGTCTAGTTCCTGCAGCCCATCGCCAGCGCCCAGCCAGCCTTTACGGCGCAGCAGTTCGGCGGCAACTTCCTGGGCCTGCGGGGTAGTAATGCCAGCGGCGATAAACCAGGCGGCTGGCTTCGGCTGCGCGGCGGCCTGGGCCTTCGGCGCGGTATGCTGGATCGGGCGGCTGGCGGCGTTGCCATCGTCCTCCGTTTCATCGTCCGATGCAACGCCTACAATGGTAGCGATTGCATAGCGTTTTAAATAAGAAAGCGCGCTGCCCGTAGCCTGGAGATTAAGGCCAGCGGCCTTGATGCCAAGTTCGCCGAAATCAAAACGCTGCCCGCTTTTGCCGTGTAGGATTTCGGTTTTAACGCTGATGCGATCTTCGCTGGTATAGGGAACTTGCAGGATAACCAGGCCGTAAGCAGCCAGGGTAGGCTTAACCTGGGCCAGCAAATCGCCCAGCCCGAAATAGCGGCTGCGGAAATGCGGGTTCACCCTGGTAGCCTGGATATTACCGCAGGCAGAAATGCCTGCTACCAGCGCTTCGGTAGCGCTCAGTTCGGCGGCGGGCTTAACGCTAACGATATAGTCAGCGTTCGTTTCGATGATCTGTTCTTCGTTCTTCTTCGGTCGGCTCATATGTTTATTCGGTTGGGTTGTGGGAAAGATTGCGGTCAGGCCTTCGGCTGCGCGGCCTTGGCTGCGGCAAGTTCCGCGAACGCCTGGGCGAAATCCTGCAGGCGGTCGTGCCTGGTGCGGATCGTCTTACCGCGACCGATGCAGAGATTATAGTAAGGCGTTCCATTGATAAGGGTAGGCTTCAGGCGGCGGGCAACGCTGCCATCGGGCAGAATGAAATAGGGACTAGCGCCGATCTGGGTAACGCCTTCGGTATAGACTTCCAGGGCGGGTTTCTGTTCGGCGGCTGCGGTCGGCGCAGCCTGGTCGGATTTGGTTTTAACTTTGGGCATCGTGGGAAAAGGGATTAGATCAGGGCGGCAGGATTGCGCAGCGCCCAATCGAGCATTAGCAGCGCGTCAGAAGTTTGCAGGGTCAGGCCTTCGGTCGAAGGATAGCGGCGGGCGGCTTCGGCTTTGAGCGCGCCTTTCCATTGGGACTGAGAACGATCGCCGCGCGGAATACCTAGGCCAGCCTGCCAGGCCTGCGGCGTTACCAGGATCAGGCGCTGCTGGCGGCCCTGGGTAAAGCCTTCCAGCCAGCCTGCCGATTTGCCTAACTTGAACGCGGCGCTGCTGGGGATAAGCCGACCGACAAACGGGGGAACTTTCTCGATAACGACAGTAGCGTTAAAGGGAATGATATCGCGCAGTTCGCTGGGATCGGCGGGCATCTTGAACAGGCGAATGCCGTTCTGATCGGCAATAGCGATGCCGCCAGATTTAGCGCCAGGGTCGATAGCGGCGATAGTTTGCATTTATGTTAGGCGGGTTGCAGTCAGCGGGTAAGGCTGGCGGTCTTGCGTTGTGTTATGCCTGGGCATCGTGAAATATCAAAACCCCTTTTAGCGTAGCCGCTGAATCCTAGGTTGTGCATCGCGTATAGGTCGGCAGTCGTAGCCTGGCGGCCCGTAGCGCGGGCGAAGCGATCGCCCAGGTAGGCAAGCCAGGTTGATAGGTAGGCGCGGGCGGCGGTCGGGTTGAAGGCCTGGCTATAGGGATAGGTCGGCAGGCCGCGCGCTGCGCGAACCTTGCTGCAGTCCTGCCAGGCTGCCCAATGGAACTGCCCAAGGCCACGGGCTGCGCCGCCGTCCCCGATCGCGGCTGGCCTGCCAGCGCTTTCGATGCGAATGACGGCATCGACCTGCCAGGCTTCGACCGCAAGGGCCGTAGCGGCCCAGCCAGATAGGCAGAACAGGGCGGCGGCGGTTCGCATTAGGCGCGGCCTTTAGGGGTAAGGTTGCCGTGAAGCGGCTGCGGATCGTTGACCAGAAGAACCTGCCAGGACAAACCGACCAGGCCGCCTGCCGCCTGGTGCGCGGTGATCCAGGCTTCGCCCGCGCCTGCGGCCTGCATATCCTGGGCGGCTTCGTCAGCCAGGGTTTGCGCCTGGCGGCGCGCAGCAGCCAGGTTGATATCGCCGCAGATAACGCGGTCGTTAATAAAGCCGACCTGGCAGGCCAGCAGGTGCAGGCTGTATAGGCAGCGGTCGCGAACGGGCTGGGTTTCCATAGCGGTTAGAACTTAGGGTTATCGATCAGTTCCAGCAGGCTGGGATAATCGTTGCCGAAGAAAACGGATAGGGCGAAGCCGATCAGGGCGGCCAAGGCCAGGGCAATAAGGATAGCGCGAAGCATAGCGGTTAGTTGCTGTAATCGTCAGAAGGCAGTTCGTTGATTTGTTCCAGGCGCGCGGGGCTATCGTGTTCGGTCGGCGCTTCATCGCGCCTAGCGTTGCGGCTCAGGAACAAAGCCTGGCGGTAAACTTCCTGGGCGGCTTTGAAGTTCGCGCCTTCGGCCTTAACGCGAAGGTAGGCTTCGCCGATCAGGGCCAGGCAGTCAGCCTGCGCGTGTTCTTCCAGGCAGGGGAAGATCGCGACAGCCTTCTTAAGATTCTTGCGCCAGGTTGCCAGGTTGGCTTTGCAGATCAGGCGGTCGGCGTTGGCTTCTTCTAGGTCGATAGTCATATGCGTTCGGGTTGTTGGGTTGTGGGAAAGGGTTAGGCCTGGGCGGCCTTGCGCGCGATCGTCAGGCGGCGCTTGGCAGCGTTCATAGCGTTGACGGATTTCTTATAATCAACTTCGGCAATCGCTACCTTAGCGGATTTAAAGCCGTAGGCTGCGCAGGCGGCATTCATTTCGGCCTGGGCCTTATGGAAGTTAGCGATCGCGGCAGCCAGGTTGGCTTCGGCCTGGGCGATCGGGTTGTTAGCGGCGGTAGTCATAACGGGTAGGGTTGCGGGTTGCGGTTGGAAAGGGTTAGCGCTGCAGGCGGTTCAGTTCGGCTTCGGCTTCCAGAAGTTCAAGGCGGCAGCGTTCGTATTCTTCCAGGCTGCTGGCGCAGATCGCGCCGAACTGCGGCGATTGGCTAATCTTGTAAGCGATGCCAGCGGCGGCGCTGCGATGCGCGGCAACCGCTAGGCGGTAGCGTTCAGCCAAGGCGCGGGCTTCGCTGGCGGTGATCTTCTTTTTCTGGGATTGCGTAGTCATATGCGGGTTATGTTTTGCGGGTTAGGAATAAGATGAAAGTAGGTAGGCCTGGGTTAGTGCCAAACTATTTGTTTAGCCGTTGATGCGCTTCGCTTCCTTCGCGGCGCGCTGCCAGCCGACCAGGGGAAACGATCCATCAGGGCGCAGGTAGCGAATGCCTTTGATCAGGCCGCGCAGCCTGGCCTTGTAAGCCTGGGCATCGCTGCGCTGATCGGCCCAATAGTTGAAGGCGGTAATCGCAACGGCATCGCCAGGCTTCGCGCGAAGGGACTGTTCCCAAAGGCGTTCCTGGCATTCAGCGTTAGCGATATCCAGATCAATAAGTTCCCAGGACATCAGTAGCGTTTCCAGAACCGCCTTAACGGCAGGATCGTTCAGGCTGGTAGGAACGGCGGGCTTGGCTTCGCGGGTAGTCATAACGGGTAGGGTTGCGGGTTGCGGTTGGGCTGGGTTAGATGTTCTTTTTCCAGCGGCCCAGGACGGCGCGGGCGCGGTGGGCGCGGGCGGGCTGGGTTTGAATCAGGTAGTTATGCCAGGCCCAATTTGCATCATCCATCGCCTTAAGCGCGGCGCGGGCGATAGCCTGATCTGCGGCGGTTCTGCTGGAATTGCGATAAGCCCGAAGGGCATCTAGGTTAGCCTGGCTGGCGGCATCCCTGGCGGCGCGCAGGGCGCGGCCTTCTTCGTCCAGGCCAGCGGCCAGCCAGGTTTCGTTTTCTTCGGCGCGGGCGAAGATCGCTTTGAAGAAGTTGGATTTGATAGCGGCGGTAGTCATATCGGTTCGGGTTTGCGGGTTAGGAATATCAGGACAGTAGATCAGCCAGGCCTGCCGTCAACGGGAAAATCAAATTATTTTGCAGCCCGCCATTTCGCCCGCTTTTCCTGCCGTTTTACCAGCCTAACCAGCCTTTGCAGCCGATCTACCTGGGCGGGCTGCTTTGCCTTTCTGGCGGCCTTTAGGGCCAGGGTAAGGGGAAGCATAGGGCGCGGCATACAAACCCAGCCTGAAGCCAAGCCAGGCGGCAAGGCCAGCCTATTCCCGAACGCGCCGATAGTTCTGCCGCCATAGCGCTTCGACAACTACGGCGGTTAGATGCCGAACCTTCGCTTCGCTGATTTCCATATCGCCGATATGCAGCGCTTCGTGTATCAGCGTATTCATCCGCGATCGTTCGCCGCGATGTTTCCGATCGATGCGGATAACGAACCGATTGCCGCCCAGCGCTTCGGCCTGGCCCAGATCGGCAGCCAGGTTGGTTTCCTTAATCGTGAATCGCTTCTTCGTTTTAGCCATTGTCTTTGCCTGAGCCGTCAGCCCAGCCCATTAGTTTAACGACCATCGCGCCGCCGATCAGGCAGCAGCCCAGGAACAAAGCCAGGCAGATATCGCGGCAAGTTCCCAGCGCCAGGGTCGCGCTGCTTAGGTTTCGTTCCAGGGTCTTATCATCGCTGCGAATCCCTGCATCGGTGATCAACATAACAAGCGCTTCGGTTGAACGGAAACTAGCCAGGATAAAATCGGCGGTTAGGTAAACAGTCAGCGCGCAGATCATCGAAACAACTACGCAGCCGATAACGGCAAGGCGCAGGTTATGGGCCTGATGTTCAGCGTTTGCCATTGTTCTTCTTAGGCTTCTTCGGCTTGGCTGTCTTGCCTGGCTTTATCGCTGCGCCGCGCTTGGCTTCATTAACCTTGCCTTGCATCTTAGCCTTCAGGAACTCAAGGCCGTAGTTCTGGATTTCAGGCGCGGCGAATCCAGCGATGCCGCAAATGCAAACGCGCAGGCTTTCGCTAGTGATGTAATCGCGGGCAGCCAGGTTGACGAAGTAGGCGGTAACGCAGGCCGCGACCGAACTGCGCAGGATAAACCCCAGGCTGGCCCGTTCGCTTTGCAGCAGCAGGCGCGCGATCATAGCCGAACCGCCCAGGGCCGCCGCGATAATACCAGCCTTAATAGCCTGGTCGGAAGTAACGGATTCCAGGCCGTCAGTAGATGCAGCGGCGGCGCTCATTCGGTCGGGCCGTCAGGCGGTAAAGGTTCGGCGGGCTGCTTAGGTTGCGGCCTGGCCCAGCGCCAGAGTTTAGCCGCTAGGGCGATCGTAACCTGCAGGGCCGCCAGGGCGAACGCGCCGCCAGCAATCCAGGGAAAATAGGCGCTATCGAAAACCCAGGGGAGGGACGCGACCGCAGCGCCGCCGATCATAACCAGGGCCGCGCTCAGTTTGCTAACGCCGATGTAGCCGCCGAAGGCCAGCAGCAGAACGCCCGCGCCCAGCATCGCAGCGCCAGCCAGGCCCAACTGCGCCGCGATCTTATCCTTCCGTTCGGCTTCGGCCTTGGCTTTATGGCCTTCGACCTGGCTGCGCAGTTCCGCGATATCAGCCTTAGCCTGGGCCTGCTGCGCTTCCATCTTCGCCCAAAGGTTCTGCAGTTCGTCATTCAGGCGCTTACCTTTCGCGACCGCTTCAGCGTATGCCTTCGGATCAGCGGCTGCCGATCGCGCGCGCGCCAGGGCCAGATCGCCTTCGGGAACGGGCGGTAAGAACGCTGCTGCTACGGATAGTTCGGATTCGACTACGGCGGGCTTAGATGCCGCGTTCGCTTCGCGGGCTGCCTGGACTGCCGCGCCGATCTTAGCATCTGCCTTATCCTGCTTATCGCCGAACGAAGCGGCGGCATCGGGTTTAGCCAGCGGCAGCGGTTCGGGCAGCGGCGCGCTGCCTGGCTTGGCAGAACAGCCTGCCAGCAGCAGCAGAACTAGCAGCAGCGGCAGGCGGTAAAACATTGTTTTACTTCTTAAGCAGGCCAGCGGCAGCGCGGGCCTTGGCTTCGGCTTCGGCCAGGCGCGCGCCGTTCTTTCGCCAGGTAAGCAAGCCGCCCAGGAAACCTAGAAGCGCGCCGATCAGGAAGGTAATGATATAGGACATAGGAAATCAGGGAGTAGAGACGAAGCGCATACCTACGCGGTAGGTAGAACCGCCGACCGAAATAAGAAGATCGTGCGTATCGCTGCCGCCCGTGTGGCTATCGATAGAAACAACGCGATAGGTCGGGCCGCTGCCGTTCTTAAAGTTATCGGCCTTCAGATTGCCGACAACTTCGACCTTATCGGTAGCGGTATAACCGACCGCAACGCCGATGCCGACATTACCAGCAGCGTCAACGACCAGGGCGCTGGTATCTGGGGTAGTCTGATCTTCGACTAGCAGGGCCGCGCCCGTTCCCTTCTGGGTAACGCGAAGGCCTGGGGTAGTTGCGGTCGTGTCGATGATCTGCGGCGAACCGAATACATTAGTTGCATTCGTGCCAGCGCCATAAACCAGCGTTCCGTTCGCGGTCTTATAGGCCATCTGCCAAGTCCCGATCCAGACATCACCAGCGGCAGAGTTGGTAAGGTTGGCGGTCGAATTGATGCTGCCGATGTTAATGCCAGCATTGGTAGAAGTGGGCGCTACAGTATTAACTTTACCCGTGAAGGTAGCGCCATCCTTGCGAGCGTAAGGCTCAATCAGATTGTTACCTGATTGGTTAAGGAACAAACCGCCAGCGATGTAAGTATTAACATTAGAAACATTATCGAATATATAAAAGCCAATGTCGGCATTAGCCACATTTACGGAAATGCCAGCGGAACTTTGAGAGTTAGTAATAACGCTGACGCCATCCTTGGCTGATATACTGCCCGTAAAGGTAGCGCCTGACTTGCGCGCGTAAGGTTCAGCGCCGTTGATAACAAAGCCGCCGATTGAGAAGCCTGCGGTATTTGCACCAGAATAAAGGCTAAAGGCCTGGCTATCCATTCGGCAATATTCCGAAACATCGCCAGCGCGAATGATAATACTCGTATTATTAAAATCAGTTCCGAAATTAATCGAAGTAGGATCAACCAACTTAAGGGTAGTCCCCGAAGGGTTGCGATTGATAACAACGCCGCCGCTAAGGGTAGGCGCGACCAGGTTGGCCTTAAGGCCTAGCGCGGTGGTCAAATCGCTTTGGCTCGAAAGGCTGCCGCTGATAGAACCCCAGGTAACAGAACCAGCGAACGCGGTTGCCTGCGTAGTTCCATCGGGGAAAGTAATACCGCCGCCGTTAGCAGCCAGGACAAACTT